TTTTTAATTTGTAGTTTGCAATCGCCCCGTAGAGCGACTGCATCTACAGTTAGATTAATTTAATCTTTTTTCAATATTGGAGTAAATCTCCATTCCTTCGTCAGTTTTAAACCAAGCGGCTAAAGCTGAGTACGGATGCTCATCAAAAGGAACGTTCATTAGTTTTCTATCATTAGAACCCCATGAAAAAGTTCTTTGATCAGAAGATAATTTTAATATTCCCATTTCAGTAGCTTTAATACCAAAGTTTCTAAGCTGAACGTTTTCATCATTCACTAATTCTAAGAATAATCTTGGATTTCTCTTAGCATATATAAGTAAATCACGTTTAAGTTCTTTAGAACTCATTGTAGATACTTTAGAACCAGATTCTACACGCATAACAGCTTCTGCCATATCAATACCTAAATTTTGAGCTGCATTTAATGCTGCAATTTCTAGCTCTATCATTTGTATTTGACTAGCTGCTTTAACTGAAGGTTTTGATTCTTCAAATAAAGTGTCTCTATGTGGGTGGTATAAAGATAGTAATTTTTGTAAAACTGTTTTATTTTTAGGTACAAACAAATGTCCTTTTTCAAAAATAATATGCTCTAATCTTTGCTCGCCTTTCATTTCATCAACAAAACAAGTTTTTTGATTAGATGTATACTTTAATTCTCTTTCGTAGCCTTTTTCTTCGTCAAACCAAAAAATATTACTACCTCTTATTAAATAAGTTAAAGGAGCTCTATTTTTAGTTAAATAATATAATCTATCTTTTATTTCCCAGTTATCCTCTGGATTAGTTGATTTAGATTCAACTTTTTTAGGTTTTGGTGTTTCAACAATTGGTGTTTCAACAACAGGTACCTCTACCGTTTCTTTTGTTTCTTTTTTCTTTGCCATAATATAATATATAATAAAATTAATAAAATAAAAGGCCGAGGCCGAAGCCCCGGTCTTTAATATAATAAGTGCTTAGTTCATTAACATGAAATTGTTAGCACCTTGAGTAATTAAACATCTTTCAGATAAGTAATGTACTTCCATTGTATCTTTCCCAGATGTTATTGCGCCTACGGAACCTGTAACCCAAGTCTTCATTTTTCTAGACTCAGTTTCGGAAGCTCTATAACGTACGTGTAAGAAAGGACGTTTCATATTCTTTCCTAACATTTCATCATAAACAGAAGATACACCAGCTGGTATAACAACACCTCTAATTGCATTAACAGTGTCATTTAAAGCACCTCTTGTACCTTTATCATTTAAATATTTGAAATCTGACTTGTAAAAGTCATAAGAACCTCTTCGGAATCCAGAGAAACCTAAGTTAAGTGCCATATCTTCAGAGTTATCAAATACTCCATAAGAAGTACCACCAGCTCCGTAAGAATTCATTGAAGCTAACATATCGTCCATAGCTAAACTAGTAGTACGATCTACAAACATCATGTTTTCTTCAATAGCACCATTTTGATCAAACACAGCTAACATAGCATCAAATTCAGCTAAGTCAGTAGCAGCGTTAACACCAGTAACACCAGTAGTTTGATGACCTCTTTTAACAATAGCGTCAAATAAACCTTGTGTACCAGAACCATCAGGACCAGTATCAGTACCAGTTTGAAGATCAACAACAGAGTTTGCAACTGTTAACTCACCTTCTAACATAGACATTTCTAAGTAATCAGCAAAACGAGCTCTAGTATCACCTTCAGCTTTTAAGTACCATAAGTAACCATTTTGTCCTGCTTCACCAGAAACTTCAACCCAACCGATTGCAGATGCATCAGAACCTGATACTTCGTAGTAATCTTTTAGGATAATATGCTTGTTCATATGAGACTTAAATTTTGGTGTATTAGCAGCGTCTCTACCGTCAGTTCCTTTAGCGAACTCAGAACCAACAACTAGTATTCTTACAGCATCAGCAGTAGAATCATCCGATAAACCAGCAGCATCTAAATCAGCTTCGCTGTAAGGATGTACAGTAATCGTAGTTGCGTCAGTAGCGTCTACATAACCTCTAACAGTTGCAGTTGCTTGAGAAACAATAACGATATCACCTTTTCTAATACCATGCTCACCTGAAGCAATTGTATTACCATCAATATCTTTAGTAATAGTAATGATACCATCACTAGCATCACCAGCTGGAGAACCAGCGATTGTACCTTTGTATGCTAAGTGTAATCTACCTTGTTCAGACCAAAGAACTCGGTCAGACGCAGAAGCTTCTTCAGCTCCTACTTGAGCTAAGAATCCTGCAATTGTTCTTTTACCATAAATCTCAGCTTCTTTTTCCATAAGATCTGGTAAATATTGTTGTGCCCATCCTTCAGTTGAAGACGATGTAAAGTCTACATAGTTTGAGGACAACGTTTGTTTTCTTGGCGCCGCATCAATCGGCGTTGCACTTGATATTGCCATTTTTTAATTTTGTTTTAAATTGTTATTTACTTTTATTTTTAATTTTAAACTTAAAATCAGTAGAATTATTACCTAACACTTTAAACTTTAAACCACTAGCATCCTTACTAGATCCATGAGATTGTCTAGGTGACATATCTATGTTTTTAGCTTTAGTAATACTATTTTTCATAGCATCCGCTTGGCCTTGTTCGTAAAAGTGTTTAGCTATAGCATCAGCATTTATAGCTGTATAAAGTGATTTATGATAACCTTTAGCATCTGATACCTCTCCTTTTTTATTCAAAAACTTTTTGACAAAATTATTGATATCGCCCTGATTATTCTTCACTTCATCAACATTATTCACTTTAAATCTGTATCTTTTATCTCCGACATTGTATTCAAAACCTTTGAATTTATCATTAAAAACTTTTTCAGTTTTATTTAAAAAATCAGATTTATTTTTTTCTGCTATTTTTTTGTTTTCTACTTCTTCCTTGTTATATCTATTAAAGAAATCAATTGCTTTTTGTTGCTCACTTGTGAGTTTTGATCCAGCTTTAATTTCTTCATAGTATTTGGACTTTTGCCCGTCCAGATGGCTTTTAGCGCTGGCAACTTGCTCTTTTAGCGCTAATTTTTTTCTTCGTATATCTCTTTCTTCATCAACATCTTCATCGTAAGAAAACTTATCTTCCATAAAGAAATTGATTTCTTCATTATTTAAATGAGGTTTTGTTTGTTTGTAATACTCGTACAGTAAATCTTGATCATCCATTTTACTATAATCCTGATTAAGTTTAACATAATCATTTAAATCTCCACCAGTTTCATCCATAAAATTTACTAGTTTTTGAATGTTTTCTGGTAATATCTTTTCAGTATTTTCAGTTTCAGCTGTAGTATCTTTAACTATATCTTCATCAATAGTTTCTTCTTCTACAGAATCTTCAGTAATTTCTTCTAATACTGGAGTTTCTTGTGCTTCTGTCTCCGGTTGTACTTCTTTTTGTTCTTGTGTGGTGTCGGCATTTTCAGGCTCTGCAACCACTCCGCCGTCGTCAGCGTTATCTTTTTTAGTTTCATTTTCTTCTGGTTTAGGTGTTGGGGGTTTACTTAAATCTATTTTAACAACGCTGTCATCTCCAGCGCTTTCAAATTTACTTTCATCAATTTGAGGTGTTTCCTCAACTTGGTTTTCTTGCGTAATCTCTTCGACTACTTGTTCATCTTTTTCTTCCATAATATAATATAATAATAATTAATAAATTCTAACTAGGTTCAAACCTCCCTAATCCTAAATCTCCAGTCATAATATCATTACCTGAAGATTCAAATTTTTTAGGTGGTTTTTTATTTAGCCTTTGATCTATAAGCTCACTTTGTTGTGAAGCTTGCATTCTTGTTCTATCGTCTTTACGATCTTCTTTTATAGTTTCTTTTGCGTTAATTTCTTTCAAATTCATTTGTTGAAGCTGTACGTTTATATCAAACTCCATTTGCATTAATTCTTTTTTAATAGCAGCTTCTTCTTGCATTTGTCTAGATTTAAACTGAGACTTAGCTTCTTCTAATTGCATTGTAAGTTGGTGAGACGCTTGAGCTTTTTGAGTTTCTGCTTGAGCAGCCGCTTGAGCAGCTTGAGCTTGAGCTTCACCTTGAGCCTTAGTCATCTCTAGTTCTCTTTGTTGTTTTAACTCTGCTTTTTTCTTTCTAGTTATTTTCAACATTTGATTAGCTAATTTAATATTTCTAATCTGTCTTAAGTCAATAGCATCTTCTAAATCTATAGCTCCCTGAGATATCGATGCCTGTATGTTATTTTCTAGTATTTGCTTTTCTTCTTCATCGGGCGCTAGTTCTAAAAATATACCAAAATCATAAAGATGTAATTCTGATAACTCTTTTAAGGTTGAAACATTATGTACTCCAACGGCTTGGATAAACGCATCTTTTGTAGGTGAATACTCTAATATATCTGATATCCTAAGAGATAAAGATTCACAAGTTTCAGCTGTTAAGTACAAACCACTTTGCAAAATATGTCTAGTTGCAGTGTTTGAATTTGCTGCAGCAATTTTTTGTATACCAACTAATGATTTAGCGTCTGGCGTTGAAGCATCTCTCGCTTCATTTAAACCTGTTGTATCTCTAATCATCTGTAAATAGTAGTTATAAGTATTTACAAGTGATTGCATTTTATTACCTGAACCAGCTCCATTTGAAATCTCTTGAATAGGTACTTTACCGGCGTTTGGATCTCCATCTTGAGTATATGATCTACCAATAACAGATCCTGTTTGGAAAAACATGTTTAATGCTTCTTGAGGATTATAGTTAGTTCCATTGCCTAAATCTATTTCAGCTAAACCATCAGCATCTAAATAAACACCATCTGGAACCATTCTAGATAATACTTGTTGTAGTTTTAAATGAGTTAACTGTATCATATCAGCAAAACCAGTAACTCTACTCACAAGTGATTCTATACGTCCCTCATACATTCTAGGGGCTACTATAGCATAATTCATTTTAACTTTAGTATAATCACTTTTAGATCGCATCATGTTTTTAGCCATTTCCCATTTAAGTAACTTATCCGTACCTAATATCATAGCGCCTTCGTACAAACACTCTATTGATCTTTGTAGTTTAGAGTAATTGAACTCAACGTCTTCAGGTGGATTAAAGCTGTCATCTTTAGGTATAATCTTACTAGAACCAGTTCCCGTCTCTTTCATCTTGTACACCTCATTCATGTATGTCTTGTAGTTAAAATATAATACGCGTACTTTATTACCATCGTTATCATCTAAAGCCCTTCCATTTGAAGCCCTAAATTTATTACTATTTTGAACTATCTCTTCTAAATCTTCTTGTTGTAAAAATGGAAATTCTTTTACTAATTCATTTATTGGTATAGTTTTTACTTCTCCAACATAATACACGTCTTCAAAATAAGGAGAATCAGTATAAGAATAAACTAAGTTAGCTGGATCAACATAATCAATAACAACGCCCTCAGACGTGTTAAAGGAAGTTTTTACCGC